AAATTTACTAAATGAATTAGATGATCCTAATCAACCTCTTACCCAATCTCTTAAAGAATGTATAATTAAAAATCTCCCAGGAGACTCAATTACTACATTTATACATAATTCTACAATGAAAACAAGAACAGGTGCATTTGCTATTAATTTACTTAATGAACAAGTTGGCGCGGCGGGTATCCCACAAGACGCAACTGGTGCCGTTGGTGTTGGTAAAAATCAAATATATGATGCTATTAGTATGGGTATTATTGATTTTTGTAAAGACAGTGGTGATAATGAATATTTTAAATATGTTTATGATGTTATTGAAAACATTAATAAAGAACAACTAACTTATGATCAAAATTCAACTCTTCCCCAAGAACATGTTAATTATATTAAAATGATTGCTGTTGAAATAATGGCAAAGAAATCTTTACTTGCTAAATTTATGAAAGAAAATCCAGCAGTATATCAAACAAGAGCAATTATACAACAACCAAGACCATTAAGTGAAATTAAAGATAGTGCCCTAACTGTATCAAAATGGCGGGTATATGATTATTTCTCTGGACCTAAACATGAATTTAATGTTGATTATTTTATAAAAGTACTAGACAAAATTAAAACAAAAGCTTATGAATTCACCAAAAAGGATATAGAAAAACTTAAAGATTGTACAATTATTGAATATTTTCAACGTGCTAGGGATAAATATATTAGTTTACTAAAACCACCTCCTGGTTTAGAATTTTCTTATAACATTGATACATTCCTACTAAAACTATTATTAGATATGGAAGATGATTCAATGTTAATTAAAGATTCGCCAGAATTACAATTCTTTAAACTAAAAACTGGGTCATCACCTGCAAATGATGTTTATAGAAAACAAATTGGTGGACCTCTTTTTGTTAAAGAAGCGGATGGTACTGAAAAACAAGTAACATTTAAATATTTATTAGAACATAAGGATAGTTGTTTTACTACTAGTATTACAGCTGGTAATGATACAGTAATAAATGAAGATGGTGTAGAAGAAGAAGCTGAATTAGAATGTAACAGTTATTTAAGAGATTGCTTAGCTGGTAATAAGATTAAAGAATGCCAACGTTATTTATCAAGTAAAAATTTCTGGTCTGCGGCATTAACAGAAGTTAAGAAAATGGCACCACCTATTGCTGTAAAAACACTAGAGGCATTTAAATTCAAGAGATATTCCGATTCAGGAAAAATTTATTATCAATCAGTTTCTGAATGGATTAAAGGATTACAAAATCAAGATTTAAGTGCTGATGTTATTAAAAAAATTGCTGATAATGAAAAACTAAGAGGTTATCTTGAAATGGTTGTAAATAAAATTAATTCTAATCCTCATATTTTAAATAAAAATTTAAAAGCAACAGGACCAGCAATTGATTATAATTATAGTCAAACTCTAGCTTACAAACAAGGATTCAAACGATATATGCCGAAACTAGATTATACATTACTTAGTTACAGAAATATCGCAAATACACAATATCTAGCATTACTAGATAAACAAAAAATGGTTGGTCAATTAGGAGGGGCTAATGTTAAAACAGAATATCTAAATCAATATATTGAAAATGTTAGAAATGATGTTATGCAAAATGACTTTACTAAATTTTCATTTTTAATTGAATCAGAATATCGTAGAATTGAAAATGTTTTACGAAGTAAAGGTGTTACATTAGATGATCAAAGTCGTAAAGAAGTAATTACTATACTTGATAAGCTTAAGGAATATGAAAATGGTGCTCTCAAATTACTTACTTATACAACTAAATTTGTAAACAGTATTGATTTATTTGGAGAAATCGGAGAATTATCATTAGATAAATTACAAACATTAGTAGAAACAACAGATAAAAAACAATTAAAAACTTATAAGAAATCATTAGGTCTATTTGATATCCTAATTACATTAGAAAACTCTGCTAATGAAAAGAAAATTTCACCAGATGCAACTACAAAAGTAGATCTAGATTCTTTAAACATTAAAGATTTATTTCAATTAAAAACCGATTAAATTAATATAATTTAATAAGCTAGATATAATATTATATAAAATTATATAATATTATATATATAATGGGAATTGGAATATTAATGTTAGTTTCAGTTGGAAAAGAAAATATATATTTATCAGTACAACCAGAAATTACGTTTTTTAAAGTTGCTTATAGAAGACATACAAATTTTTCATTAGAACCTACCCCACAATATTGTAAAACAACGCCAGATTTTGGCAGAAGATGTACTGTCAATATAGGTAAAAATGCTGATTTAATGGGGGTTTCTTATTTATATGTAGAACTTCCTAATATCCAAATTGAAAATTTTAGTAATAATTTTAATCAAGAGTTTGCTTGGAGTGAAAAAATCGGATTAGCTTTGATTGATTTTATTGAAATAGAAATAGGTGGATCAATTATAGATAGACATTATGGTGATTGGTTGAATATATGGAATGAACTGACTGTATCTATGGGATTAAAAAAATCTTATAATAAAATGATTGGTAATATATCTTATTTAACTGATTTTTCTCAAATTAAATCTAGTAGAATATTATATATACCATTATCTTTTTGGTTTTGTCAAGACATTGGATTGGCTTTACCATTAATATCATTAATACATAATGATATTAAAATACATATAAATTTTTCTACAATAAATAAATGTTATAAATTATCACCATCTTATTTTATTACAGTTACAAATAATTATTGTATATATAATAAAGGTGAAAAATTTTATCAATTATATCAAAATAATAAAATAATTGGTGAATTTATTTCATTTGATCCTATTAATCAAATATTATATTATAATCCGATTAAAGGTACCTTTATTGTTGATTCTAATTTACCTTTAATCGGAGAAGATACTAATTTTATTGTTTATATTCAATCAGGGTCAGTTATTGTTCAAAATAATGATTATTTTAAATTTAGTCCTCCTGCATTAATAAATGCATTTTTATTAGTGACTTATATTTATTTAGATAATTTTGAAAGGGCAAATTTTTTAAATAACTCCCATGAATATTTAATTCCAGTAATACAAACTTTACCCGAACAATCAATATACTCTATTAATGCAAGATATAATTTACCTTTATATAATCCAATAAAATTAATTGTCTGGAGATGTATATTAGCTAGCAATAGAAATAATAATAATAATTTTAGTTATACTTCTATTAATAATGAATACCTAATTAATAAAAATTTAATTGTTATTAATTCAATTAATAGAATGGACCTTAATTCTATCCAATATTATACTAATATACAAAAATATCAAAATAATTTTGTTGATAATCAAAAAGGTATATATACTTACTCCTTTGCATTACATCCTTTGGATTTACAACCATCTGGTAGTCTCAATTTTAGTAAAATTGATGATGCATATATACAATTTACTATGAATAATAATGTTAATTCTCAAAATCAAGTCTTTGTTATATGTTATGCAATTCAATATAATATACTAAGAACTAATAATGGTATTGGCGGATTAGTATTTAATATTTAATTTTATTATATTTATTCTTATTATATTTATTCTTATTAATTTTATCACTAAATTAAATAATAAACAAATTAATCTTGCCATGCCAAATTACCTAAACCACTCATAATTCTTAATATATTATATTCTTTAATAATAGTACTAATTTTAAATGGTTGATTTATTACTAAATCATCTGCAGTTACTATCATTGATATATCACTAAAATTAGTAAAATTAAGATGTCCTGATGGTTGTGCATCTGAAGGATGTAATGAAAATGTATAAGCATAATATCCGGGAGGTAATGTATTATGAAATCTTTCTGATGGAATTAGATTAGTAAAATACATCCAATCTAATTCTTTAAATAACTGAGTGCCATTAGCTCTTAAAATTAAAGTAGAAATTGGACTAATAGGTACTATCGTTATTTTATTACTAAATTGATATTTTAAATACATTAAAATTGTATACATTTTTTTAGAATCTGGTAAAGTAGAAATATATTTATCTTCATAAAACATTAAATATTTTAGTAAATCTGTATTCCAAATAGGTAATCCTTTAAAATTATTAATTAAAGTATTAATTCTTGTAAAACTAGTTTGATTGTTAGATTTAATATAATTATTATATTCTATAATATTATTACTAATAATTTGGATATCTAACGAATAATTTTTTTGATCTTCTGAAGTAAAAATATTATTATTAGTTATAAATATATTATAATAATTTAATGCTGTTACATAATAATTATATCTATAATCATAATTTGTTATTATATTGGGGAAATAATTTAATTTAGGATAATTAATTGGTTTGGTTATTAAATAAATATCTTTAATTAAGCCTGAAAAATTATATTTAATTAATGATGATGTTGAGTTAACAAAATTATCTTGTACTGTTTTATATCTTTCTATAATATATTCATGACTTAATGTTCCAAATAATTTTCTTTCAGGTATATCTAATAAAATAAAATCAGTTAATAAATTAATTTTAACTTCTGGAGTAACAAGTATGCCTAAATTATTAATAAATGTATAATTATCAGATAAAGTATTTTGTAATACATATGATATATCATTTAATTTATATACTAATCTTAATTCTGTATATGGTAATGCAACTGTTGGTACCATCATTCCGGGTTTGCGTACAAACCAAAATGGTAATGGGAAATAAATTACCCAACTATTATTTATAAATTTAATAGTAGTTAATTTTTGATATTGTTTTCGTTTTTCATCTGATAATTCTAAATAATATTTAATATTATTATTATCTTCAGTTATCTCTTCCATTAATTGATCATTAAAATATAATCTAATATATGAAAAAAATTTATTTATATTATACCATTTAGGATTTTCTAATACAGATGTACTTGTAATATTATATTTTATTATTTTTTTCATGTCATCATTTTGAATAAATTTATTTTCATAAAAATTATTTACTACAGAATATTTTTCATAAGAAAATAAATAAAATTTATTTGGGTTTTGAGTTATATTATTAAAAATATTATTAGATATTATTATTATATTAGATACCGCACAAAAGATATTTAACATTGGACTCCAACATATTTGTTGCCAATTACTATTAGGAACTGAATTATAACTAATCCAAGTTATTCCGTCAGTTGATGATAAAATATAAGTACTATTAGTAGTAATACATAATGAATAATCACCTGATGATATACTTGTTAATGAATATGCCGCAGTATTAGTATATACTATTGTCCAATTAATAGCATCTTTTGATATTACAATTAAATTATTACTTATACAACAAAATATATCATTATACCAACAAATAGAAATCCATAATGCAGTATGAGTAAATGATGTTACCCAATTAATTCCATTTGGAGAATATTGTATAATATTATTACCAACTGCACAAAAATAACTTAGTAAAGGACTCCATGTAATACATTGAGAATTTGGTAAATTAAAAGGGTAACTAGTCCAGATTTTCCCATCAGATGATAATAATGTATAATTATCAGAAATCGCACAAAATAATAAAATATCATCAGCCCAACTTATATTAGTTAAATTTGTAATAAATGGTAAATTAGTAATATTAATAATATTATAATTCCAATTAATACCATCGGATGAAGTTAAAATAAATTTAGTATCACATATTGCACAAAATAAATTTAATCTTGAAGCCCAAGTAATACATTTCCAATTATTATTAGCTATCGATATATACCTATTTTCAGAATCAACTGAATATAATATATGAATCCAATTTATACCATCATTAGAAATAATTATATCTGTCCCAATACCACAAAATAAATTTAAATCTGGAGACCAACATATACTAACATAATTATTAATATCAAGTGTAGTTTTCCATGATTGAACAGATATATTTATTAGTGTATTAATAGATTCTATATAATATTGATTAACTTGATCATTCATAAATAAATAAATATAAGTATCCAAGCCTTGACTATAAAAATTAGCTAATTGCAATGAATTTTGATAAAATTCTATATTAACGATATCATTAATATAATAATCATCTAAATGGTATGTATAAGTTAATGTAATATCTATTATCAAAGGTAATGATATTATTAAATAAATATTATTATTATAATACATATCAAATATTTTACCATTATATTGGATACCATTAGAATTTAAATAAATTTTTGTATCACCATATTTAGATTGAAATCCAGTAGTAAGTGATATAGAATTTAATGTTAATTTGTATAAATATTGATCAAAATTATTATTATTATTGGTATATGGTAATATATAAAAATTATTAGTTGATGCATATTGATAAGGATAATCAAATGTTACTTTAAATTTTTGATTTAATTCTGATTTAAATACAATATTAGTTTCATTGGATATATAATATTGAATAAAATTAACAGGAAATATAACAGGACCTACATAATTAAAATATAAATTAGAATTATTAAAAACAAAAGTAGATTTATCAATTACAATATTATTAAAGGTATAATAATAATTAGATTTTATATTTAATACAAAATCATTAGGTAAAGTTATGATAGCTAAATTATTTGATATAATACCATTTTGTATTACCCAAATATTTTTTTGAATAAAACTAATTTTATTAATTAAATCATTAATATTATATAATTTAGGAATTGTAAATAAAGTTTGAGCTAATTCTTGTTGAAAATAAATAGAAGTTTTATTAATAGTATCAATTATTGGCTCAAATATATTAGCATTTATATTAATATCTAATATAGTAGTATCGTATACATAAATAATTGTATTTGTTGTAGCTGGTATTATAATATTTATATTATATAAATATTCATTTATTGGTAATATTGTATTTATTTTATTTATTATACTATGATCTAATTTTTTTGTATATGTCAAACTATTCCAATTATAATTAGTATTAGTTATTAAATCATACTCTGATAATGTATAATAAAATAATAATTTATTATTACTAAATGTTTCTACCTTATACGGCGAAATAATATTATTTAATTTAAATTGTAATGATGATAATTTTAAAGCATTTATAGTAAAACTTGGTGATAATGAATAATCATATAACACTAATTCTAAATTAGTTGGTTGAGCAGTAACTATTGTTATAATTATTACATCGTCATTAATATTATTAATACTATTAATATAATATTGAGAATTTATATTTACATATAATTGATATATGTCATTATTATTTTTTATAAAAGTATTATTAGTAATATAATTAAATTTATTATTATAAAATGTTAAATATTGTTTGGTATTAATTATTTTTTTTGTTTTTATACTTATATTATTTCTTAATTCAAAAGTATCAGAAGAAGTTATTAATGAATAACTTTTACCAATTTTTAAAATAACATTTACTGAATCAATACTAGTACTTTTTATATAAAATGTATTAGTTAATATATTTTTATATAAGAAATATGTAGTAGTAGGTGTAACTATAATTGTAATACCTGGTTTATAATCAATATTAGTTTGAGTAAATGTTAATTCTAAATAATTGCCATTAATATTAGTTTTATATATTGTTAAATTCATAATTTTTGAGAAAGTTATAGGGAAAACAATATTAGGAATAATAGTAAGATCAATAAAATTATTATATACAAATATAACAGAAATATTAGTATCTGGTATTAAATCGCCATCATAATAATATTTTGTATTACTAACATTAATAATAAAATATAAATTGGTAGATGAAAGTAATAAAACTCTTTTTAAATTTATAAGATATATTAAATCAGATGGTAATAATGAATTAAATATAACATAATTACCATTAATATCATTACTATTAATAATAATCTGTAAATCTAATTTATAATATAATGCTGTATTTTTAGAATATAATACTATATTTTTAATATCGCTATCAATAATTGTTAATTTTTCATTTCTATAATATATTGAATCAATTAAATTAATATTAATATTATTAAATTGTAATCTATATAAATATCCTAAAAATGTATTTGATATTATATCATAATTATATTCTTGATTTACGACTACAAAATCAGAATATTTAATATTATAAGATAAATAAAAATTTAATTGATTAGGATATATAATTGGATTTGTAATAATTATATTTTGAATAGTAGAATTATTAAAAATATCTAAATTAAAATTAAGACCACTAATACTATTAGTAAAATATATATTATAAGGATATAAAGGACCAGTTACTAAAGTTGCCAATGGATTTATTGGAACAATAATATTAGGTTCGTATAAAAGGACTTCAGTAATATTAAATTCATTATTTTGATTAACAACAAATGGATAAAAATAATTAATACTATTAATACCGGTAAATAAAATACTTAAATCTTGATAATAATTGATACTTGAGTAAATATTATTAGTGAATGAATAATTAAATGTTAAAGTTAATGTATCATTAAAAGTTTTAGATAAATTTAATTTACTATTATATTTTTCCCATAATTTATTAATAATAAATTTTAATGGATTATTATAAATATATTGCGGTGTATCAGTAAATGGGGTTATTATGTAATTATATAAAGTTTTTAATTCATCACCAATTAATTTTAAATATCTTAATAATTTATGTATTGATACGCCGAGATTTTTAATATTATAAGAATTTATATTTTGTGTTAACCAATTACTAATTTGATTATTTATTTCTGCAAATGATGATCCTGATCTATATATAATTGTTTTATCATTTATTATTGTAGTATATTCATTAGTAATATAACTGGCAATTTCATTATCTGAATTTAATATAGGATTAGGATCATTATTAAAAATAATATTATTACCATCAAATATTATATCATATTCTAATGTATAAGTAAAAAAATCATTAATTACTTGTGTTACATTAAGAAAAAAATTAAAATTATTTAACCAATATGGTAATATATTAATTATATTAGGTTCTATTATATTTTTCATATAAATATAATTATCCCAGGCAATTTGGGATGTATTAATTATATTTAAGAATTCTGATAATATTGTAACTTCATAATTTGTTAAATATGAATAATTATAAAAATTAGTATCAGATAATTTATTTATTGTTGTAGTGCCTTCCCATTTTAAATAACAATTATTAACTAAATTTATTATATTACTTGTATTATTAATTGCATTTAATAATGACCAAGTATTCCATGGTTTTAAATTATTATATATATATATATCTTGAATTATACTGTTATTTAATAATTTAACTCGTAATTGTTTTATACTATCAAATAAATTATTACTATCAAAAATATTACTAGTATTAATATTATTAACAATCCATAAATTAGTAATAATTTCTGTTGTTATAGGAATTTCATATGTTAATGTTATTGTTTTACTAGTAGTATTTATATTTGATACTGTCTGATATGTTTGATATAAAAAATATGTATTTAATTTATTTAAATTATAAATATTATTATTATCAATAAAATTATAATTATATGTTGAATCACTTTTAGGACTAATTACAATATTGGTTGTTATTAATTCAGTATCAAGTACTACATTATTAATATAAAAATCTAATGTACTATCATTTAAATTTAATGATTTTAATGTTTTTGTTTGATGTATTGCTTGTGTTAAATAATTTGTATTTTTAGTATAAATAGTAGTAATATTATTTGATAAATAATTATCAGAAATAATATAATATCCTAAATCGTCAAATCCATATGTAAAACCAATAATACAATCTTCTGAGAAAAATATAGTATTATAAATTGTATAATCTGCACTATCATTAATAAAAATAATATATTGTTTGTATTGCATTGAATTTATTATTGGTAAATTAACTAGTTTTATATCATATTTTTTAATTATATAAATAAAATTAGTATTAGATCCTAATAAAAAACTATTTTGATATATTTTAAAATTATTATAGGTAAATTCATTATTAATATTTATTATACAATTAAATATTCTGTCTAAATAAAATGTATCTGTTAAATCAAATGTAGTATATAATTTAAATTTATTATTTGGTAAAATTTTAATTAAATGTATTTGTTGTATATCTGTTATTTCATATAATAATAAATGATACGAACCTAATAAATTATCATAATTATTAATAGTACCATCATTATTAATCATTTTATAATTATAAAAATATATATTAGTATATTCATCTGTAATATTATTATTACTTTCATTAATGGCTATAGAAATACCATATTTAAATATTAAAGAATTATCACAAAAAATCAATGTATCATTTAGTAAAGCAAATCTAATAACATTAATAGATTGATTTGATAATTTATCATAATCGGTAGATTGTAAAGTAAAATTATATCGAAGTTTAAGTTGAGAATAATATTCATATTTATTGGGATATTGTGGAGATAATATCATTTTTAATTTTTTCATATCATATTTTTGATTTATTAATAATGGGTTTGCCAAATAAATATAATTTGAATTAATATTAATAATATAATTATACGAACCATATATATAAATAGGTTGCATGTAATATAAATATAAATTCAAATTTGTATTATTTAGTAATAATCTATTATTTGAATAATCATATGTTACATAAATTTCTAAAGTAATTTGATCATCTAAAGTAATTTCTGAATTATTTATATTATAAGGTAATGTAAATTTATTTTCAAAAAATGATTTATAATTTGTTTTCCATAATTTTACCCAATGATATCCTGGAGTAAATGTATTATCTGGTAAAATTTTATTATTATTAATTGTAAATATTGGTTGAGTTTGTGAAGTATATAAATTAGAAAATATCAAAATAATTTTTCCAGTAGTATCAACTGTAATAAATTTATTATTATAAGTATTATTATCTGAAGTAATTAAATAATAATCTGATGTAACAAGTCTCCATGTATTAAATATATTATTATAATAACCAATATATAAATGATTATTATAAATAATATATTTGTTAACAACAATAGTATCTAATAAAGTTCCATTATTAGCGGTTATATTATTATATATATTAATATTTGTTATTATTGTATCACTTATTATATTACCATTCATATCAACAGTTATTAATTTTGAATTATATAGTGGATTATCAGATAAAATAAAATAATGTCCTCTAGATAATGGTGTCCATTCAAAACTGCTGTAATAAAATCTATTATTATCTATTATATAACTTGTAGGAAATAAAGTAATATTATCATTATTTGCGTTTATTGTAATTATAGATGACGTATTTGTAATTATTGATATACTTGTAATAATATGAACTAATTTATTATTATAAATTTGATTATCTGATATAATATTATAATAATTTGGAGATATTGCAGTCATATTATTATAAATACTAGTTCCAATATAAACCATATTATTAAAAATTATGTATTTATTATTTATTGATATAGTAGTAATATTATCAATATCAGTAATAATTTCAATAGTATTATCTATTTTTACAAGTTTATTATTATAATTATTAATATTAGATGTAATAATATAATAACCTTCTGTTATTAATAACCATATAGAACTACCAATTTTGTTGATTGTACCATAATAAAGTTGATTATTATATATAATATAAGTATTTAATATAATCGGTAAATTAATATCACCACTATTTGCAAATATATTTATAATATCAGTTTTATTACCAAGCACTTCCATATTATTAGTAAAATTTATTAATAAATTATCATATAATATATCATCTGAAATCGTATAATAGTAACCAGGATTTATTGGTACTAATCCATTAATAGTTTCTAAATATAATATATTATTATTATAAATATAATTAATGTAATTAATAGGATCTAAATTATTAGCTATAATTTTATTTAAGTAATTAATTGTTATTGTTGGTATAATTATATTATTACCACTATTATCAATACTAACTAATTGATTATTATAATTTAAATTATTAGATGTAATAAAATAATATCCTGATAACGCATTAATCCATCCGGTAATAGTTCCAAAATAAAATATATTATTATCTATTATATAAGAATTTATAATAACTGGATTTAAGATACTTCCATTATTTGCCGTAATATTAATAAAAACAAAATTAGTGATAGTTATAATGCTATTATTAATATTAACAATTTTATTATTATAAGTGCTATCAGAATTTATATAATATAAGCCATTTAAATTATTAGGAAGAATTGTTGTATTATTAGAAAAATTAATATATAATAATTCATTATTATAAATAAAATAATAATTAGTATTTGGTAATATAGTAATATTTCCATTAGTAATATTAATTAATTTATTATTATAAATACTATTATCAGATGTAATATAATAATAACCAAATGTAATTAATACATTATTATTACCATAAAGTTTATTATTATATAATGAATAAAAAGTAATTAAATTACCATCATTTGCAATTATCGTACTAATATCGGATGTTGTTATTTCATTTATATTATATAAATTATCTACATAAACTAATTTATTATTATAAATAGAATTTAATGATACTATATTATAATATCCAGATACTAATGGAGTCCAATTATTATTTGCACCATTATATAAACCATCAAGTTGAGGCTTATTATAAATTATATTATTATTTATAATATAATAATTTAAACTAATTGCAGATGAGGCATCTCCATTATAGGCAATAATATAAGTAATATTAATTAATAATAAATTATTATTATAATTTACTTGAACAATTTTTTTATTATAAATTGGATTGTCTGAAGTAATAAAATAATATCCAGATGAAATAATAGTGTTATTAAAATATAAATTATTATTGTAAATAAAATATTCTAATGTTGATGGTATAACATTAGAATTATTAGCAGTAATATTAATTATATTTGAATTAATTGTAGTTATATTTATATACTTATTATTATAAATTGGTATATCAGATCTTATAAAATAATTGCCAGATGAAACTAGCATCCATTCAGTCGCACCATAATATAAATTATTATAATATAAAACAAAAATATTTGGAATAACTGGTAATTTAATATCATACTTATTAGCAATTATTTGATACACCATTATATCTACACTATCAAATATAATTGTATTATTATCATCTATTACAGAAGATAAAATAGTACCATTCGGACTAAAATTAATATAATGAATTTCATAAGGCTGATATATTAATGTAAATTTAATAAACTTATTATTATTATTTATTATTATATTATTAGTTAAAAATATTTGAGAATCTCTTATATTTTTAATTTCATAAATAGTATTATTATAAAATAATAAATCCATTTTTTTTAATTTTATATAATTATCAAATAAATATAATTTTTCATTACTATAAAATAAATAAATATCCGTATTAGATTCATTAAATATATTACAATTTGTATTTATAATGCTATAAGTTATATTTAATAATTGATTAGTTAAATAAATACTTCCAGGATTTAATGTTATATTATTATAACTCATAATATTATTTAATGATAAGTCAGGTATAATACTATTATTATTTAAATAATTACCTACAGTATAATAACCATTATATGAATATCTTAATGTAGAACCACTTCTAATTAATGTTAATTCATAATTATTAGTAAATACATTTAGACCTTCAATATAAAAATAATTACCATCTAAAATAATTATTTCACCTTGTTCTAAATACATATATTCATAAAATACAATTTCATAATTATTATTATTACCATCATAAATTATATTAATTTTATTATAAATAAAAAATGGACTATTAATAGAGAAATAATATGATAAAATAGTTATATTTAAATTATTAATAAAAGTTGTTAATTCATCAAATTCTGAATTTAAATATACTGTTATTTGTTTAGTATTTAGTAATGTAGAAATCCATATTATTATATATATAACAGCATTAGTTTGTATTGTGACTTGATTTGTATTATTAGCAAAATTAATATAAGGCTTAATATTTAATATTGAATTAAAATTTAATTCATTAATTTTATAATTATAATCAGTAATATCAATATGTCTATTATTAGTATAATATTTAAATCCTATTTGTATATCAATAATATTATTATTAACTATATTATTATTAATAATATCGGGGGTAGTTTTAATAATATTATAAGATAAATTATTAATAATTAAATTTAAATTAGAATTAGCATCTAAATATATTGGTTCGTAATTAGGAGTGATATCAAAAAATAAATAACTTATATATAAATTTATATCTTGAATAAATGCTGTCCAAAAATATACTATATTCTTATTATTTATCCCTGCAAAATTCCATAAAAATAAACCAACAATACTTTCATATTGATTACTTGAATTAGATATATTAAAATTTTTACTTATATAAATGTTATTTGATTCTATTTCTATATTTGATGACTGTGCATTAAATGAATCGAGAGTTGGACTATTAATTGTACCAATTAATAATCTTTCTTTTAATGTATTATCACTATTAAGATTTGCTAATATTGAAGATATATAAATTGGAATAAAAGACTTTGTAAAAGATACAATATGTGTATTTGTTGTATCTGGTTGAATATAAGTATTAGTTAACTGTAATCCATCATATATATCTGTAAAATTAACTTGAAATATTATATTAGTATTAAAATTATTATTAAATGCTCTTTCATAATTTTGTACTATTATTGGTTGATATATATTCATATTATGAATATATGATCCATTTGGTAAATTAGTATTAGAATTATAAGTAGTTATATTTAAATTAGCTGTTATAATCATATTAATAATAACTTGATTCGCACCAATTAAATTAATAATATTATTATTGTAATTTTGTATTGCAAATTGATTTTTAATATAATTAGACTGATAATATAAATTATCAATTATATCAAAATTAAAATTATTATTATTATTTATTAATGTTTTATTAATAAAATTTTCTGATCCAGAATAATTTTTATAAATAGATAATAATTGTTTTACATTTGTATTAAATAAATTATTATCAACTAAATAAATTGTATTTAATTGGATATTTTTAATATTGTAATAATTTGATGATATTACAAGTATAGTGTTACCTGTTTCATAATAATAATAACAAGTATTAAATCCATCAAAAACCATATAAAATGAGTATGTTGGTATATTTGCAATACCTGTAATATTACCATTATTATCAATATTAATATTAACATTATATTTAATTGTTCTAATAGTATCAAGTGATAATAACCAACACTGATAATTAGAAATAGGAATAGTATTAAGATTATTAATAGTAACAATAAAATAATATTTATTTGCAAAATCAATTAACATAATATAATTATTAACTGGAGTAATTAATTTAGAAAAATCATAATCATTAAAATATCTGTATATAATATTATTTTTAATTAGCATACTAGGTTTTAAAGTAAATAAAACTTGATTTTGTAAAGGGATACCTTCATTAATTCTTTTAAATAATGTAACAGTTAAACTAGTGTTATTTGAATTAATATTAAAATAATAATTAGTAATAAAAGTATTTTGTATTGAATTATATTCCTTAAATAAAATTAGATCACTAATATCATAATAATTATCATCAATTAAAAATATGTCTGCATCTATATTTATTGTTGAAATTGGATTTGGTAATTCATAATTAACATAATTAAATTGTAATATTTTATATGTATCGACACTAGGGCTATAATACCATTGAGTTTCTGTATGACTACTTGTTTCTTCATATTTATATAAAATATTATTAGAATCAAATGTAATAGTAAAGTTAGATTTAAATGATAAAAATATATTATTATTACTTATTTTATAATAACCTTTTATAATTAAATTATTTATAATAAATAATCCAGAAAAAGAAGCCAATGGTAATGTTCCAGAATTATCTTTATAAGTAATTTGAATAACATATAAGTATATACCATTTGGTAATAATGTTAAAGTAAAAAATAATGGTATACCTAAAAAATTATTATTAATAGGGAATAGTAATTCATAAGGATTAGTTATAATACAATCTGGTATATCTGTAGCAATATTATATCTATTTAATAATGAATTATATGTAGCTTTTATAATTTTATTATCATCTAATTTATAATAAGTATAACCAGTAGAAAAAAAACTGGTAGAATTTTGATTTTTTGAATTAACTATATATATATCGTCAAATATAAATTTATTATCAACATAAACTAATCCCATATAATTAAATTTATCATTATAGAATTCATTAATATTTTTAATATTAATATTAGTATTAGTATAAATAAAATTATCATAAATATCAGTATTTTCATTTTGTTGAGTTGTTGACTTAACAATAATTTGATTAGATGTATTTATTGTAAAATTAAGATATATATTATTATCAAGTATAATTTTATAAATATTATTATCAATTATTGGGTGTAATAATTCTAATGTTGTTGTTCCTGAATAATCATAAAAATTATTATTAATAGTATTAAGTATTTCAATTTCAGATAAATAATTTTCAATATAATTATTAGGATTAGTAATATTTAAAAAATCAATATTATCATTAACATATTTTATATGATCAATAAAAAATGTATTCACATTTGATAAATAAGTTGTTAAATTAGTAGATAATTTTAAACCTGCATTATATGCTAAATGTACAGGTAATAAAATATTAAAATTATTATCACCGATTATAATATCATTAAAATTACTGATATTTAATGCATAATGGCTATAATTTAAATAATCTTCATTTAAATAATTTAATATATTATAAGATTTATTATTTAAAATATTTAAGCTATCAATTGAATTTATAATTTTAAGAGATGTAGATCCATATATACTATTATTAGATAATATAGATGAAAAAATAGATATATAATTATCTGTCATACTTTGAATTATATTAACAATATTAGTATAATCAATATTATTAGTTAATATAGTATCTATTTTATTACTAAATTGATCAATATAAATATCAGAATAATAACGATTTTCAATATTATTAAGACTCATATTAAATATATCAAATGCTGGATTAAATTGTTTTTGTATTATCTGACTATCACTTAATATAGGAGAAATTGTATAATTATCTGTATTAATAGTATAATAAATTTCAGTTGGATCTTTAGTAAAAAATTGTTGTGTTGATATTGGTAATAGATAATTAACATTATTACCATCTAATGTAATTACTGATGATTTATCAATTTTAAAATTTATATTATAAAAATATAAATTAGAAGTAGTAAATGAATTTAATAAACTAAAGTTATCAGGAAATCCAGATATATTTGAATTATTTGACATCATTGCAAATGGTTTATTAAATAAATAATCATTCAAATCAGATATATTTTTACTATTTATAAAATCAATATCAGCCGAATGACTAATAAATGAATTTAAATTAGGAGTAACATTATTATTTGGTATACATAAAATATTATATTGAATTCTAAAATTAACAGGAAAAACAATACCTAAAATTATAGATTGATTTATAATATCATTATTATTATCAATATAAGTATTAATAGTATTTGGTAATGTTTTTAATAAATTAAATGTTGGTTGTAAACTATAATTTGCTCTATATATATTAATAAATGATATTTTCGAGTCTTGAGATGAATTAAATTTTAATGTTATTTGAGAATTATCGGTAATAGTTACAAATAATGGTAAACTTGCTAAAGTTTCATTTTCGATATTATTTTTAAAATTATTTGGATTATAATAAGATATTGCATATAAATATTGTCCTGGTGGAATATTACCAATATTTGTTTGTATTACTGTGGGTGGATCTGGACATTTAATATTAGACGAAACTTGTATAAAAAAATTATTATTAGTAAATTGACTATCATCAATCGTATCAATATAAGTATTTGTATTATATGGTATTGATGCTATAAATCTATACATATTATTTTCTTGTCTTGTTCTATAAATATATATATGTGTAATATAATTAGGAATATTTAATTGATTTACTGTAATAGTAATATTAGTAACTGATTGATTAAGTGTAATATCATTACTTGGACTTATATCAGTTGTTTCTTTTGTATTTTCATTTACATAAGAATATACATATTTATAAGTACCTGATGAAATATTTAATGAATTTATAATATTATATGATAAATTTGGAGATTTTATTGGTGGTAATACTATAAAATTAGATTGAAGTGATATTTGTAAATTAGTATAATATTCAATAAAATTATTATTATCTATAAAAGTAGTAGTAGTATTATCATCAATTCTATTTAGTAAATAAAAAGTAATATTATTATTACTTCTATATATAATTCTAGATGTTACTCTATTATCAGTGGATATTGGTAATGTTATATTTATATTTGCTAATGTAGTTATAGTTATAGAATTTACAGGATTAGAAGGAGTTTCTTCTCCTGTATTTTTATTATAATATGTTATAACATAATAATAAGTTCCAATAGGTATAGTACCAGGTAATATTATAGTTAATATAGATTGAGTACATGGTTTATTTATTAATGTAGTATTAATAGGATTAGTTATGTATAGAAATGGATAAATATATGGTATAATTAATGAAATATCTGATATAGTATCAATAAAACTATCATATACATTATAAATATTATTATCAGATTTATTTATAATAGTTAATAAATAATAATCACTACCTAAATTCTTAGTTCTATATATTTTCCAACTATTATATGATGTTGTATCATAAATAGGCGATAAATTTTGAATAAATATACATTGTGTGTTATCATTATTTATTTTAGATATACTAGATGATGGCAATGATTCTGATTTAGTATTAGTATTATAATATGAAATAATATATTTATAAGTTCCTATTAATGAAATTGTATTAGATATGGTAGTTAATGTAAATGGAACAACATTAAAAGGAATATCTTTTTTTGATATTAATAATTTGTAATTTTCTTTAAAATTATGAATATCTTTTAAATTATAATTGTATAAATAATAATAATAAAAAGAAATTTTTTGATTAGTTTGATTTAATGTAATTACATCTAAATTAGTCAAATTTAAATTAATTTGACCAGAATTATCAATAATATAATTATCTGTATCTAATATACCTATATTAATATTATTAAGATTTATAAATTCTTGTATATACATTTCTTTTATATTAGTTGTATCTAAATAATTTAAAGTATTACCATCAATATCTTTTATTATATAATTATTACCATTCGTTGCTAATAAAATTTGCTGACTTGTAACAGTTTCTGATATATAAGGTAAATTCGGATTATTTATAAGAACACTATCTGACATATTATCATTATAAACAGTATCTATATTATTAGTAATATTTTTTAATAAATATAATTTAGTACTATTAGCAACACTTCTATAAATTTTTCTACCTATAATTGTTGTATCATTTGATGTCGGAATATTAATTTGAATAATTGTATTAATAGGTACATTAATATATATTGGTGTTGTCACATCTGATTCATAAGATAAATTATAATATGACATACAATATAAATGATAACTAATATCAACAGATTCAATATTAGTAGATGGTATAGGTGTTAATGTAATAAAATCTGGTGGTTTAATAACATTATTATTATAATAACTTATAATTAATAATCTAAGATAATGTGTATCAATACTAATAATAGGATTATTAATAACAGCATTATTATTAGGAGCAAATATATTTATATTATCATTAAATTTAGATAATATAGTAACTTTATTTACAGATAAAAAAGGATAAAAAAAATTATTAAATGAAATAATTGGTATATATACACTATATGTAACAGTTAATACAATATTAGAATTATTTTTTGGTATATAATTAATTTCAGAAATAACTAAATAAAGACTAGATAATGATTTTTCATTAATAATATTATTTAAGTTAACAGAAGTAAATGTTACATTATTTCCATCAATTAAAAGTGATAGTTTACAACTATCATCATAATAATTATTATATTTTATTAATAATTTATTATTCGTACTATCATAAATTACTTTTTTAAAATTATAAAAATTATAATTATCAAATGTCTCTAAATTAGTAAAATAAATATATGTATAAGTATTAGTTATTGATAATTTATGAAATTGTTTTTCTGTAAAATTAATGGTACTATTAAAATTAATTAAATTAATATTAAATATATCCTCTTTAAATTTTAAAAAGTTATTATTATCAATAGCAATATGACCTATCCAACTTTCTTTATAAAACATTTCATAAAATGAATTTTTAAAATCTGTAAATGAATATAAATTTAATGGATATATAGAACAATAAAATGTTAAATTACGATTATTCGTAAAATCAAATAATTCATTATTTAATTTAATTAAAGGGAAAGTATCTAAATGTCGTTTATATAATCTATTAAACACAGAATTTCTCCATAATATTAAAAATGATTTAAGATTTTTACTTAAATTTAATTCTGAAAATATTAAATCGATTGTTTCATTTGCAAGAATACTAAAAATATTAAGTAAATCAATAGGTGCTATATTTTTAGAATCATTATTATCTAATTTTGAATAAATATAATTTAATGTAGAGAAATTATTATTATTTACTAAATATGTATAATTATCATTATTATATTTGGTATCAATATTAGTAGTATACTTGGTAGCTAAATAGTATTCATTAAAATTTAATTGATGATAAGGTATATTTAGAAATCTATCATGGATTACTTTTAATTTAATATATAATGTTTTTGGGTCATTTAATATTAATGTAGCAAAAAGTACTTGATTCTGTTCTTCTATTTTTAAATATAATTTTTTGTATTCTATATATATAATATTATTTAGTTCGTTATTACTGAATAATTTATTTGCATAATAATCTAAATTTAGTTTCCATTCATTAAAATAATTATAATTATCAATATTAATATTAGTATTAATAATATTATTATTAACTAATTCATATTTTTTCCAAAATGTAAATATTAAATTATCAGAATATAACATTGATAACATTAATAATATAACAGGGGCATATGTATTATATTTAAAATTATCAAAATTTTTTAAATTATTAATACAATATGTGTAAGCAACATCTATATCAAAACCTTGAGAACTAGTAATATTATTATTAATATAATCAAAATATCTTTCTGTTTCTGTTTTATATGTATCTTCAATATTAACAGAAAAATCAAAATATGTAATATTAGGGCGTTGATAATTTCTAATCCAATATAAATTAAATATTCTATTTTTTAACAATGTATATATTCTATTATTTTCATTTAATAAAGTTAATATTTGATTTAAATATTTAATATCACCTAATTTTGAAATAATATTTAACCAAAATTGCTCCCAAAAATTTGAATTTACTGTTAAAATACTAATTATCGTATTTTCTTGAATTTGATAAAAATATACATATTCACTAGTATTTTGAATTGTAATATATTCTGGTATTAAATTATTTACTAATTCTATTGAATTTATTAATGTTTTATTAATACTAAAAT